GCCAAGAAGTCTCCCTCCGTCTGGTCGCTCAAGTCCCCCTGCGACAATATCTCCATCCTTTGTCGCGTAATCAAACATCTTCTCCGGTGTTTTTTTGCCAGGGAGGATATTAGGGTGGTATCCATCCACATCAAACTGACGAGCATTTCGAGTCCTGTATTCTCTGTTGAAATCGACAAAAGCGTGGAGGTGAATTCCTCCATCAGCGTGATTTTCTCGTCCAATGATGCACTCAGCGTGAAGTGCGCTAAAAAGGTCGCAGACTTTGAAAGGATCAAGGTCTCCGCATTGGGCGTAGGTGACAAGCGCATATCTGCGTTGGAATCGGAAGCCATGCTGACTCATACTGGAGAGAGAGAGAGTTGTAATACTATACTCTCTCTCTCATCCACCCACCCACCCAACCTCGCCTATATATACCCCGACATTCCCCCGTACTGTTTTCTACGCAGTATCTTTCATCATGCCTCTCGACCCATTCATTTACCAGGACCCACCTGAATACTCTCCACCATGCTTAGATCAAGAGGCCGCCGCAGTCTCGGACGCGCTCGTCGTTCTCCAAGAACAGTTAGACGATCTATTCGACCTCGTCGACGCTATCGCCGCCAAACTCGGCGTTCAGGTATCAGTCGCAGACGAATCCTGAATATCACCACGACCAAGAAGCAGGACAACATGCTCAATTGGCTCCCTAATGGAGCTGATCCCGCTGGTACAGGCACTCCGACCGATCTCGTTATCCCATCTAATCAGGCCGTCGTTGCCACTCTGTTCTGTCCTACTGGACGCAACATGGACAACAACTCTACCGATGAGCCCTCCTCTAGGCAGAAGTCTTTGACGTATGCCCGGGGCTACAAAGAAGTCACCACCTATCGCACGTCAGGTGGATCCCCCTACCGCCACCGGCGTATCGTATTCAGCTTGAAAGGTGGCCCTGCCCTTTTTCTGTTGGGCGACACTAGCTTCGCCACACAGTACTATACTCTGTTCACTTCGATTGGACAGGTTAGACAGAACGCCGTCCTCCCCACCAATTTGCAGAATGTTCTCACTAGCATCGTTTTCCGAGGCGGTGTAAACATTGATTGGTTCAGTGTGTTCAACGCTAAAGTCGACACGTCACGCGTCACTATCCATTCGGACAAGACTGTCATCATCAATCCTGGTAACGCCACTGGTAGCCATCGTCTCAAGAAGATGTGGTACCCCCTCAACAAAAACTTAATGTATGGGGACGACGAACAAGGACCCAACATCAACAGCACTCCCTTTTCTACTCAAGGTAGAATTGGAATGGGCGATCTCTACCTCCTGGATTTCTATCAGTCCACTGTCTCTGAAGGAGGTGCAGCTGCCATGGGTGTCAACCATGAAGGAACATATTACTGGCATGAGAAATAGAATTATTTAGCGAAAGGGATGGTCATGGCCCATCCCGACCCGGAGCGGAGCGGAGGCCAGAGGGTGGGATTGACCATACCAACCCTCCCCGGCGGAGCCGATATGGAATTTAATACAAAGGACTATCTATGAAAACAAATGTGCAATTTGCATCCAACCAATCCGCATCAGCCCCCTTATCAGCCCGAGGATCTGTGTTTGAACAATAGATCGCAGGCTTACCCCAGTGAATCAGCTTCTTGCCTCGGTACTTGTCCGTAGCAAAGAATTGCGCCTGATGCCCTAACCAGAACTTGTACGCGTGAAAGAACTCCAGCCCCCCTTGGAGGTCATCGAATACCGCGTAATCTACATCCTCACAGAACTCATCCAATGAAAACAGTCCACCAAAGTAAACATGCTCCTGGCGTAAGGAGCGTGCCCACATAGTCTTCCCCATTCTGCTAGGTCCAATCAAGACAAGAGATTTGCCACGTCGTCCAGATTGATATCCCTCCAGATTCTCTGAAACCCATTCGCGCAGTTCAGGAAATGCTGACGTGTCGAATTCGAATCCATCAGGGGTGGCGTAAGGGGCCATGTCGACTCTATACTTCCAGTCGGCGTACTTGCATAAGCTTGGAAAGCTACAAGCGAGATGTCGAGGTGCCAACTCTCCACATAATCTGAAAAACTCATCTCGAGTGTCTGCCATGATGATTTCATGCCACGGATCCCCAGTGCCAAGAAGTCTCCCTCCGTCTGGTCGCTCAAGTCCCCCTGCGACAATATCTCCATCCTTTGTCGCGTAATCAAACATCTTCTCCGGTGTTTTTTTGCCAGGGAGGATATTAGGGTGGTAT